TCGATAGAGAGGACAATATGCAGGCAGGTACGGCCCCGAAGAATCACGTGGAGGTTGCGCAGCTAATAGAGAGACTCGACCCGGATGTTGTCGTTTACGAGACCTTTAACCTGTATCCCGGAAAGGCCCAGAAGATGGTCTGGAACAGTTTCTATCCGTGCGAGGTCATTGGTGTGATCCTGTATGTTGCAACGATACATGGTAAACAAATTGTGAAACAGGCTCCTCCGGTAAAAAAGTATGCAGGAAAGCTGCCTGATAAATTCGTACAGCTTTCCCGCATAGAGAAACTCACTGAGCATTCGAAGGATGCTTGTCAGCACCTGTGCTACTACCTTCGGCAATCTGGAGCAATCGATCGAGTTTTGAATTGACCATCTGCCAATAGCTCGGCGAGGTAAGAAACTCTTGCATTTGTAACCCAAGATTTAGGATGGTTATTACATCCAGAAAATCGTATTCTTTATCCATATAATCACCTCCTCTGCGCAACGTGCTCGCGTTAGCGAGTTAATAAGAGAGCCCCGGCCAGATGACTGGTCGAGGCTCTTTTGTTTTGGTCAGTCGAGGAAGTACTTCTCGACCTTGAGAGGCTTCGCGTCCGGATCCTCGATGAAGTCCTTGGCCAGGTGGAAGTAGAAGTCTTCGTCACTCTGGAGGTTGAACTGCTTCGCGGTGTCATAGTAGTCGTTGTAACACATGTTCATGACCAGATACCAGTTAACGATATTATGGTCGATTCCTTTCTCACGGAGGAAATCTTTGATCTGTTGCAACGACCAGTTTTGACCTCTGGGGCGCATAGCCTTTACGATTTCGGTAGCTTCCTCAGCCGGGATTCGATAGGCGAGGCATTCGAGCTTGTCCATGATCTCGTCGTACAGCTCGGGGTGCTTCTTCTCGAGGCACATCATGGTCTCGTCTACGATAGCCCAGGCTTCCTCTTCGGCGCCCTTATCGATGGCCATACTCATGAGCTCATGATACTTACCCATATCAACTCTCCCTTGTGATGGTCATGTTGGCGTTGTCCAGCTGAATGGCTGCGGTGCCGACATTGCGGACACTGATCGAGGAGCAGCAGTCACAGAAGACTCGGGCAAGTACCGTCTTGGATACGTTACCCACTGCGCCAGCTGTTGCCGGCGTATAAGTCATCTGGCTGCCTGCGATCAGTTCGCCATCCTGGTACAGTGCCAGCGCAATCGGTGTAGTCGCCGTAGCTCCGGTTACGTTGCCGGCGAAGGAAACTTCATAGACGCCGGGCTCGCGGGCGACGAAGCGCCCAGAGCCCTGCTCATGCCGAACGGAGCAGCCCGTCTTGATTCGAGTGCTTCCGAATAAAACTGTACCGTTGACTGCAACAGTCTGGGAAGGTACGTTTACAGCATTGACCATATTTGTACCTCCTTAGGCGCAACCGCAACCGCTGCAACCACCGCGCAGTTGCGCCAGCGCCAGGGCGTTGGACTCATAGGGACTGCAGGTCAGATAGGCCGGAACGGAAGAAGGCTTCAGGGCACCGATCAGGTAAGCGTTCTGCGCCTGCTGGCTCAGCTGGAAGTTGGCGGTCTGGAGTTCGCGGTCTTTGTCGTCCAACTTATCCCGCAGTGCCTGCATGGTGTTGGCGTTAATAAGCGCACGAGTCTGCTCGCCCTCGGAATGAATGGCAGTGGTGATGTCGCAGGTGTTCTTGTAGTTATCAGAACGCACGGCGTCGATGTTGCGATTGGTCTCGCAGCAGCACTGCTGACTTGCGAAGCGGCTCTCGGCGATCTGGTTGCCGATACCATTGAAGCCATTCAGCAGGGAAGTATTCATGGCATAAAAGCCATCACAGATGCCGGATTGGACACCCCGGACGGAGTTTTCCAGCTGCTGGAAGTTCATGTCCTGACACAGGTCAGCCCGCGTCAGAGCACCCTGGGTAGCGGCGTTGTTGTTGCCGAAACCGTTGCCGCCGAAGCCGAACATAAACAGGAACAGAACGACGATCCAGAACCAACCGCCGTCACCGCCCCAGCCGTTATCGTCGCCAGTAGCGGCCCGAATATCGGACAGAGAATAGTTTTCCATAATGACACTCCTTTATTGATTTATAAAAAGCCGGCCGGACTTCTTATCAAAGTAAACCCCGGAACTGCTGTGCCATGTTCATGGCCTGTTGCAGCTGTTCATTGGAGCGCAGGCCTTGCTGAACCATGTTCATGACAGCCTGTTTAGGATTGCCGGAGAAGGTCTGCTTGAACTGCTTGATCTGCTGTAACATTTGCATCTGGTTATTATAAGGTGTCGCTCCGCTTTGCGGAGTAGGTTGCCCAGAGGTAAAGCGCATCAAACTATTTGCCATTGTTCATATCCTCCCTATGGTTATTTTTCTTACCCTGCGCAACTTGCTCCGGCTGAGGAGCGGCTGTCGCTGGCGCAGTAGGTTGCGCAGAGAGTAGGGCTACTAGATTATCGAGTTTGCTCGATAGAGCGTCAAACTGTTCACGAGGAACGAAGTCTGCCGACGTGAGGGGCTTTTCATTCTCCACCTGATGAAACTCGTATGTGCTCATAGTAAACTTGCCCATACGGTCTACGGCCTTACAGTAAAAGCGGTCTTGATTCGCATCCAGAAAAATCTCCGATGTATTGAACATCACAGGGTATGCTTTCGCTTCCTCGAAGCTGTTCACATAGGTAATCATCATATACACCTTCTTCTGATGGACTAATGAAAGGAGGCAGCACCATGTCATCGAACATTGGCGTTACCTCCTCTCCTAATTTCTATTTATATTATAGCATAAAAAATGCACCGTAACCCTTGAGTTACGGTGCATTATCCCTTTGATAAGCCTTGATTATAGAATGGCAAGGATTTTGTCCTTGATGGCTCGGATACGAGACTCGACGCGGCTTACGCTCCAATACTCACCAGTCTCTTCGAACATTTGTACGGAGATTTTGACTGTACTGAAGCCACGAGAACGCATACGGAAGATTAAGAGCTCGTCGTCCGTGAAGCCACATTCACGCTCGTAATATTCACGTTCTTTTGTGGAGAACTGGAGCTTAACCTTTGCTCCTTTTTCTGCGAGCCGTTCTTTTAGACTTTCCATTGGCCGCCTTCTTCTTATTAGTCCGCATCTTGTACGTCGTAGTTGTTTTCGTTACTGTTGCCATTCACAATCCCCTCTACTTCCTCTGGTGTAAGATCCGTTCCGATGACATTGCCCTCGCTATCGATGAGCGCGTACACGCCCGTTGCCGAAGTGGTTTCAGTATTGCCTCCGGTGAAGTCATACTGGTTGAGGTACCAGAAACAAATGCCGACTACCATCAAGATGGACGCGAGACAGCTAATCAGAGCTACGAAGAAGTGTCTCTGAAGCTGCATAATTCGTGCATCCTTACGGGCGTTACTCTCTTTGAGTTCCCTGAGAAGCTCCGTAGCGATGAAATCCGGCGACTCGTCCATGGCTTAACTCCTTCTCCGTGCGGCGCGCCGTTCAACGACGGTCTGTTGCGCAGAAGTAGGATTCTCCGTTGCAACCTGCACAGCTGTGGCCTTCTGCTGATTCTTGGTGGCGTAGTCCAGCTTGCTCCACAGCTGGCCGAGGGTGTGGTAGTTCAGTCGGCCGCTACCCTCGTGGTGCTCCTTCATGGTGTTGAGATTCTCAACCAGTAGGCTCACGGCGTGCACTGCCGTACAGCTTTGCTTGGCTGCAATCTCATAGACCTCGGACATGTAGTCATTCAAATCGAACATTATGATTCCTCCTTAAACTTTCTTAGTGTAGCTAAGGCTGATCCAGCCAGCCCCGCTTTTGAGCTGGCCCCAACCATTGCTCTCTTGAACAATAGTGTAGATGCCTTTGTCCTTGATTTGGCCATTGGTTGCGTAGGTAGTGCCGGGCCCCTTACGGATGTTGAGAACATCCGCGATCACACGTACCTTGTACTGCACGGTAGTAGTTGCGGTGCTGGAAGCACTCGCGGAGCTCGTTGCGGACCCGAGAAGCTTATTCACTCGCTCAGCAATCTCGCCATGGCGACTGTATAGCCATTCGCCGGGGCAAGCTTTGGCAGCATAGTCGCGATGAACGGTCATGTTGCAACCATTCAGGTGATTCACTCGCTCGTTCTTGTTGGTGGACCATACGAGCTTCTTGATGCCGTTGCGCTTGCAGATGTCCGCAACCAGCTCGATGAGCTTCTCATAGGCCTTGTCGGTGACTTCGGTACCTGCGACGTTGCTTGCAACCTCAATGGTGATGGCACGATGGTCGTTGGCCTTGTTAGAGCTGCACCAACTCCGATTAGCTTCATCAACGACCAGCGCAACGCTGCCGTCGCCGCCGACGACGTAGTTGCAGGAGGCCCCGTGAGTGCTATCGGCCGTTACGAAACGGTCCAGATTTGCGGTTGCTTTCGCGGTACTGGTTTTATTGCCTGCGGTGCAGTGAATGGTGATGGTGTCGATGGCATGCGTTCTGGGCTTAGTGCAGTTGGGCGAAAGCTTGGTGTAAGTTACGAGTGCGGAATTGCTCATGATTGATCGTCTCCTTTTGTGGTGGTGTCACTACCCTGTTGGCTTTGCGTACCGAAGTAGAAGGCAATGATGACAGCGTAGATGGTCATGAAATCCTGACTGATCTTCGCTTCGACAGCCATGTACGCGAACACGAAAGTCAGCGTGATAGTGACGATGCTCTTGACACTGAGCAGGTTGGAAATACGTCTTGCAAACTTATCCTTCACCTGGTGGATCCTCCTTTCCTGATTTATTTTCGCTACGGACGTTTACGATTTTGATTGCCGCAAGAGCGACGGATTCAATTCCTCCGGCACCCAAAACGTACTGGATTAAGGTGTCCGGTACTGCTTGGTAGATACAGAAGAGCACAATCATCGTGACAATGAATGCCCCTAAGAAGATACCCACAACAAGCAGTACCTTGTCACCTTTGTTCAGGTTCTTCAATCGACTACGCCTTCGTGAGCGGCCTCATTGAGGTGCTTCTCGAGCTTCTCTAAAGAAGTCGTCACAGGTCCGTCGCAACCTTGCTCCTTTAGGCCTTTCAGACAAGCCAGCACCCCATAGCAGATCAGGGTGTTTTCTTTACGGATGGCGGCCAGCTCTTTGTCCTGATGCTTCTGGCGCTCAACGAATTTCACACACCAGACAATCACTCCGCCGAGGGCGCTAAACGCTGCCAGCAGCGAGGCTGCCTGGATGATAACGGTTGCGTCAATGTACATCCTCATCACCCCCGGTGATTTCTTTGGCCTGCTCTTCGGTCAGCTTGCCGGCCGCAACGAGCGCTTCAATACGCGCCTTGTTCCACAGCTTGGGGTAGTACTCCAAAGCCATTTCATAGATTGTCTTTTTCATTCGAGATCCACCCCCGCCATTACGGCAATGTAATCGATGTCAGCACGCTGCTGAGTAAGTTGCGCAACTTGCTCCGCGTTCTCGCGGGGATCGAAGACCTGAGAATCGATCTCGGCGTCCTTAGCCTGCTGCAGGAGGCTGTCGAATGCGTTCAGGATGTCTTCCATGATAGTGGCCGTGTCGAGCATCTCGAGCTTATACTCGTCGTACTCCCAGCCGGTGATGGTTTCCTGATCGTCGATGCCTTCCTGGGTGTAGGGTTCGGGGTTCTCATAGAAGCGAACCAAAACATAACCAGGATGTTTAGGCTGCTCTTCCACTGAGAACGCGTTTTGCGGGGGGCTGCTTCCTTTTACTCTCATCACTCACTACCTCCACTAAGATTTGGTATTGTCTAGGACTCATATACTTTTCGTAAATGGTTTTATTACAGCAGTGTCTGAGTTGCCCGAGACGACTTATTAAGCCTGAAGCCAATGCGGGCGATATCTTCCGGTGGTTACGAAGCTTCTTATGTACTCGTCGACATTGTCGCAAGATACGTAATAGGTTTCGTTTTCGGAGAATCGTTAGGCCGCGTGCGAAGCGATATCCTACCGCCGCAATCTTTCGCGAAGCGGTTCGGAACACTTGCCACGTGTGTTTAAGTGTTAGCTCTAAGCGAGCTTGTATAAATGCTTGTATTAAGAATATGGCATAATGTAGAGCCTCCTTAGATTTACTATATAGGATTATGTTGTCCATGTACCGTGTATGATAAGCGATTCCTTTTATGGTTTGGATAAACCAATCTAATGATTCTAAAAAGAAATTTGCAAGCCACTGACAGATGTAAAAGCCGATTGCAATTCCTGTTTCGTTCTCATCGCAAGAGCTTATCAAAATCATATGTATGAGTCGCAGAAATTTCTTGTCCTTGATTTTACGAGTAACCTCAATCATGAGCAGCTTCACTTTGACGCTCGGATAAAAATGGTAGATATCAAGCTCGGCGGCGAACTCCGTATTTACAGGGTCTTCATTTAGGATACGCTTTGTGAACTCAGCTACACGTTTACCTCCTCTACCCGGAATGGACGCACATGACCAAGGGTACATACTGCGCAACATAACGGGCTGCATAACCCGTACCATAAGCCACTGAATAACTCCATCAGGCCAAAAGGGTACGATTTTGATTACTCGTACTTTCTCTGAGCTTGGATCCCAGATCTCTCTGGATTTGGGCTTTGTTGGTTCGTAAGAATACGTTGCAAGTAAATCGTAAGTCTTTTGTACGTAAGTTTCCAAATCAGCAAGTACAGGTTTGACATCGAATCTCTTGTGCTTGTGATCGGCCGCTAAAATGATTGTTTCTCTTATGAAGTTTTTGTCGAGCATCTGCTCGTACAAGTGTCCAACGCGTTTAGGCATAGTTTTGAATTCACTTTACTTGTCCGCGAGGCTGGTCGAGAATTCGGAGCCCTACTCCTACAAATAGGAGTAAGAGTAGGGCTCCGAGAACCTACTAAGCCCCATATGCGGAATCTGATTTTCACCAAGTGGTGAGGGAAAGCCTGGGCGAAGTTGTTTATCATTACCACAAGTATATTGCCGCGCCCCGATGTTAGTGTTCGTGTTCGAAGACGTATTGTTCGCATTGAAGTAGAACAAGCCTGCATTCGAGCCATTGTTCCAGTTGCTGCTGACCTTGAGGACCTGCCAGCCTGTATTAGAGTTCACATTTTTTTATGCAACTCCGGAATGCGTTAGCTTCAACACCCAGCATCGGTTTGCTGCCCAGACAGTCCCTTAGGAACATAGGGATTTTAGATAGGACGATTAGGCTGCCATTTGTTCGATTTCCGAGGCGGTCGGCAAGTAAAGCAGCCGCGCCCCGACGTAAGCGCTCGCGTCCGAAGACGCAACGCTCGCACTGAAGCAGAACAAGCCCGCAAACGAGCCACTGACCCAGCTGCCGCCGACCCTGAGGACCCGCCAGCCCGTATTAGAGTCCACATAGTCCGGGATACAGGTGGACTCACTGCCGCCGTTAGCATCGGGGAGGAACGCCCAATCGAAGGCACTGCTGAAACCAAGCGTCTTGATCCACCCAGAAGACGGAAGTGTTACGCCGGCTGCCGTGTAGTTTGTAGTGGTATCGTCTGCATAGTTCGCAGGCGTGGTGCAGATATACGAAGCACGCGCATTGAAGTTTGCACCGTCGATCCACTCCCAAACGTTGCCCCAGGGATTCTCGATCCAGCGGTACATAACAGCCGTTTGACCATCCGTACCAGCAGCACGTCCGGTGTGGTAAGTCATGGTGTCGCAGGCGCCGGAGTTGATAGCTGCAGAGTTACTATCAACATAGCCACGGCCGATTTTAGTCTGGGAATCCCAATCGGCATACTCTACAAGATACAGCAGCCATACGGCGCACCAAGAAGCAAAGTCGTATTCGCACCACTTAGAGCCTTTGCCGGTAGAACCCGTACGAGCAGCTGCTCGAGTGATGGATACCAGCGGTGCGAGGTTGCTCTTAGTGACATAGCTTGCGCCTGTTTTGTATTTCGCAACACATCGCCCGGAGCCCGGGTGTTTTGTAAAGCCGGTAGCTGCCTTCTGGCTGATGTAGAAGTATCTCTTCGAGTTCGTTGCGTCGTTGACAACCTTGTAATAGAATTCAGGGATGAATACAACGGTGTCGTTAGATGTTCTGGAGAAACTGGAAGCACCGCGCTTGGCGCCGAGCGCCTGGTTGCTGATGTTCCATTCCTCCATTTTATTCCAAGGCGCATAGCTGTCGAAGGGGCTCGAGCCGGAACCTGTACCGACAGCCGGAGAAGGTTCAGTAGTGATATTGGTATTGACTACACCCTGAGGATCACTGGAAGCTGTCAAACGAGTCAGCGCCGTAGAAGTGTTGGCAAAGTTCCACATGACGCCGAAAATTTGGTTCGCTACAACCGTAGAAGTTGCCGCAACGGTCTTCGAGGCAGGTGCCGTGTAGTTCGTGTCGCCAGCCGCTCCAATCGTAATCGTAGCACTGCCGGCTTCCTTACCAGTGATGGTAACAGTATTGCCACTTACGGAAACAGCAATGGCATCATTGTTAGAAGATGCCGTAATAGCACCAGTGCCGTTATGCGTAACAACAATGTTGACGCTCGGTGATGCCGTCGTAAGCGAGGCAGAGGTTGCGGAGAGGGTGATAACATCCTGCACCTTCGCAATACTCCACGAGACGCTTCGAGACGTTGTAGTACCATCCTCCCACTGATAGTTAGCAGTCGGTACAAAGGTCGTTGTGTAGCTACCCGCTTTGGTTGCGGAGGTAGTTCCGCCGATAGTCAGGCTGCTTGCGCTGTAGTTGTTCCACACAGGGGATTGCGAAGAGCCTGTGTAGGAAAGGCTACTGTTGGTCGTCGGCGTAGTTACAGTGGCCTTGTTAATGGTCCACGTAACTGTCTTGGGGTCATGGTTTAGACCTTCCCAGAAGACGTTCTCGCTCTTCAGCGTAAACGTCACCGTATACGTGCCGGCGTTTGTTGCGGAGGTATCTCCGCTGATCTCCATGTAAGTGGGATCGTAGCCGTTCCACGAGGGCTGTTGAATACTGCCCGTATAAGCCAGCGTGCCGTTTTGAGAAGGTACCGCAATCTCGGTAATCTTAGTGCCACTGGCACTAATCTTAAGATTGGAACCAT